TAACAGACATAAAGTTTATCACATAACCAACATTATCTTTAATTTGATAATCATAGTTATTATACAATTGGTTAGCACTATCTAAGAAAACAACTAAATCAACACCAATTTTTTCTTTATTTAAATTATCCAACACCTGAGCAACATTATACCCACCAATACTATGTCCAATAAGAACAACCTTACCTGTTGGGTTAAATAGCCTAAAATACTTTACTGTTTTAAAAACCTCTTCGGACGTTAAATTATAGTTGTTTGTTCCAATATATGTAATTACACTTGTCTCTTTAGTTTCGACCTTACTTTCAACCAAACCCAAACCATCTAAGTCCCTCGACTTAGAAATGTCAATTTGAACCTCATTAGCCCCTGACACATCCTTGAATGGTCCTAACGAACCTTCAACAACTATAACTAAATTTTTGGTATTTTTATTAAAATAATCTTGGGGGTGTTGGATTGTTTCTAATTTTCTTCTTTCATTAAAATCGGTAATATCTGAAGTAATAAAAGAACTAACAATTATTAATAAAAAAATTTGAAATTTTGTTACTTTTTTAGTTACCCTAATTTGATTAAAAAAAATCAAAAAAATAATAAAAGAACAAATCAATCTGAAGTTAAGATATAATCCCGCAACAAAACATTGAGACCAAGTCCCATTATACCCTTTAATAAAAGTTAAAATATCTGTAATATAATCCATTTATTAAAAATAGAGAATACCGATTAAATTATCAAGAGAAATTAACCGTTTTTAAATTTTTAACTCTAATGTTTATATCTTTGTTTGCATATTTTATTTGGTAAGTTTGGTTTGGTTCCGCAAAGATTGTATCATCAATTAACCCTATCTGATAAGTTGTACTGTCAATATATCGTTGAGATGTTTGAGATGATGAATACTGTCCACCAACTTTATTAAAGACTTGAATATCGGATAATGAAATTACCCCGTTTTCACTTTGTATTAATCTTCTTAATTCAGAAATATTAACATTTTCACCCATTTGTCTATTTTCCGGATTAAAATATTCCGAAACAATCGTAATGATTTGAGAAATAACTGTTCCTTGGTTTTGTGTATTATCTAAAACAACATCAATATTAAATCCTAAATCAATAACGTTAGCACTTTGTATTGACACATAATCATTTATCATACGATAGTTTGATAAATAATTTGCAACATTATTCTTTAAAGTGTTTGAAATTACCTCTGTTAGTCTACCTGTTTCATCATACGACAACATTTGGACAATAATTTTATTATTGTTTTCCGTTATTGATACTTTTGCCGGAGCTCCAAATTGTGAAGGCATTGTTCGGATTATTGAATCGTAATCATTTACGGTTACCGCTCTTTTTTGTGATGAGAAATTATATGAAACTAAATTTCTAACTTCTTCAGTTGTTGGGTAATTAGCTCCCCCAATCGCTGCGGTTACGTTTGTACATCTTAATGAATTTACTACAGTTGTGTTAATACTATCTGATGGTCCGTTCACAAAGAATGATACTGTACCTATTTGAGTAATTGAATTTACACCAATATTACTACCTACACCACCACCAACTCTATATTGTATGAATAGTGTTGTATTTGGTTTTAAAGTACTACCTAACGCTAAGTTGTTGGAATACTTATATAGATTTAATTGATAACCATCTCTTGCAAACTCTCTTAACTGTTCGTCCGCAGATTGTGAACCACCCCCAAAAGTAATTTTTAAAAATCCTTCAGGTGTAAATTCACTAATAAACTTAGTACTTGTTTGAATGTATTTCCCCACTTTAATCCCCGGAGAATCCGATACTTTTGTTGGGTCTTCTACAAATACTCTATCTTCCGCCAAAGCATCCACTTCATACCATCTATTATCTAACCCTAAGAACTCCTGAACTGACGGTATATTAGTATACTGTGTACTATCTTTCAACAAAACACTAGTTATACCCAATACATTCTTGTCCGGTAAAAATAATTCATAAAAAGGTCTAACATCATTAGGTGTTATTACTTTTTTAAACACTTTTGTTGTTCCATTAACAACAGTTTCTCGTTTAGTAATTGTATAGTTTAATAATTTATTATTTGAATCAAAATTAGGTATTTTTAGTCTATTTGGAAAACCTTCACCATTAATAGGTGATGAGAAATCAATATCATATACAGTTTCAAAGACTTGTCCGGCACCATTAACTTGTGACCCTCTTCTTAGAATACCACAATATCGTAAATCTTCTTTATCCCCAAAAGCAGGAACTGTAATTGAAAAATCAACTAAAGCAACCGATGGTCTCATACCCGGAACTTTTAATCCATAAGTTTTTGCTATATTAAAAACTGACGACCTTTGTTGAGCATATTGAAGAACTGTCTCTTGAATACTTCTATCAATGTTAAATTGTAAGTTATCCGTTACCGCAGCGTTCAAATCTAATAATACAGAAAAAACAGACGCGTCATTGAAGTTTTGAATCGTGTCCGGATAATACGTTTTAGTGAAGTTAATTAACTCAGTTCTGATTGATTGGAAATCCCTTGTTGTGTAGGAAATTTTCTTGTTTGCCATAATTTTATATATTAATAATTACAAAGTCACTACTATTAAACACATCATTGTTGATGGTGTAATCAATCTTAACTTTCGCTGTATGTTCTTTATTCGACATATTTGGTACCCGAAATATTCTCTCATCGTTATCATTTATATAACTACCTTTATCTTCACTACCCTCTGAGGCGGCTTGGATACTAATGTTAGTTATTGTTATCCCCGGTAAATAATTCCCCGCGGATTCTCGTATTTCAGATTCTATTTCTGAAAATGTTGGACCGTCTAATGGTTCAAAAATAAATTCATATAATCTTGTTCCAAAATCCGGTAAATAATATCTACTACCCTTTCTTGTTAATAAAAGGTGTATTAAATTAGACCTAATCTCTTGGTCATTATAATCTGATAAATCTAAGTATTTCCCATCAAAAGATTCTCTGAAAGGAAAAGTTAAACCATATGTTGTTCCATCTGCCATAACTATAAATATAGTGTCGTAATTATTTCTTATAAATAGAGTAAAATAAAAAATCACGACCGAAGTCGTGATTATTGTTATAATTATTTTAATTTAATTAAGAACCACACCCAAAACACTCAAATTCTGTGTCAGTAGGTTTTTGTGTTAAATCTACCGTTGGTTTTTCAATAGTCTTTGGTTGTTGTACTTTTGTAATATCAACTGCCAAATGTTTTGCCCCGGTTGATATTGCTTTTGTTCTAACATAGTAACAAAGAGTTTTTAATCCTTTACCCCAAGAATGGAAGTGAGATGATGAAATCTTTGATAATGTTGGTTCAGACATATAGATATTCATCGACTGTGATTGGTCAATAAATGGTGCTCTGTCAGCCGCCATATCAATAAGTTCTCTTTGAGATATTTCCCAAATTGTTCTATATTTAGGAATTAAATGTTCAATTCTTTTTACCTTTTTATTGTAATTCTTATCTTCCGTGTCCAAATAATGATTAAAGTTAATGTTTTGAACAGAACCTTCATTCATTATGATTTCATTTTTTAAATCCTCACACCAAACACCTAACTTTTCAAAATCGTTAATTAAGTATTTATTAACAATTAAAATTTCTCCCCCAACCACACGACGATTAAATAATGCCGAGTGAGCCGGTTCTGTCATTTCAAATGAACCTGTGATTTTAGCCGAAGATGCTACCGGCATCTGAGCCGTAAATAATGAGTTACAAACCCCGTGGTTGGACACCTCTAATTTAAGTGAGTCCCAATCCCACATTCTACCTAATCCTTCGTAATCTAATCCCCACATATCAAATTGAAATATCCCTTTTGACATTGGTGACCCTTTAAAGAATTTATATGGTTTGTATTCACCTGTTTTACATAAGTTCATACTTTCGGTGATTGCAGCAAAATAGATTGTTTCAAAAATTTCTTTGTTTAATTGTTTTGCCTCTTCAGTCGTGAAGATATAATCCATTAAGAAGAATACGTCAGCAAGACCTTGAGTTCCAATCGCAATCGCTCTTTGTTCTAAACCACCTTTTCTACCTTGTTCAGTTGAGTAACTATTAATGTCAACAACTTTGTTAAGTGCTCTAACAACCTTTCTAACCTCACTGTAAAGTAACTTGAAATCAAACTCACCTTTAATAATAAAGTTTTTCAATACCATAGATGATAATGTACAGATTGCTGTGGTGTTTTCATCAGTATATTGGTAAATCTCATTACATAGGTTAGATTGTTTAATCACCCCAATGTTTTGATGGTTTGTTTTTCTGTTTGCACTATCTTTAGAACATAAGTAAGGAACTCCGGTTTCAACCTGAGATTCAATAATTTTATTCCAAATTGTCTGAGCTTTCACTTTCTTACCTAAACCAAGTTCAACCGCTTTGTTGTAGTTTGATTCATACTCATCACCGTAAGCCTCTTGTAATGGTTTAATACCCGCTTTAACAATGTCGTTAGGGCAGAATAAGTACCAATCATCATTGTTCTTAACCGCGTTCATAAAGTTGTCCGGTAACCAAATTGACGTAAACAAATCTTTTGCTCTCAACTCCTCAGCACCTGTATTCTTTTTGATTTCAAGTAAGTCCATAATGTCTTTATGCCAAGGTTCTATGTAGATGGCGGCGCTACCCGGTCTTCTACCTTGTTGATTAAAGAATCTCAGTCCTTCGTTAACAATCTTTAGGTATTTCAATAAACCACCGGCAAATCCACCTGATGAGTTAATACGACTCTCTTTACTACGAATGTTAGACATACATAATCCAATACCTGCAGCATCTGATGAATAC